ATCTATGGGTTTATTATGCTCATATAGATCATCCATATATTCAGACAGCCGTTTCTTAAAAACAATGCTATATTTTAGTTGCTTTACTTCAAGACCCCTAACGTCAGCACTAAGTTCTTTAAGAGACTTTAGTTCAGCTTTTGTTAAGTTATGAATCCTAGCGTCTAAATCTGATAGTAATTGAGAAATATTATCAAGTGCTTGTCGTAATGTCTTTAAGGTATTTTCAGACTTACCTAATGTTTCTTTTGCTTGGTCTTCTTTATTCTGTGCGTTTTCAAGTGCTTGTTTATTTTCTTCAGAGGGCTCAACTGCCTGCTGTGCTTCGGCTGCTTCTCGTTCTGTCGTGCTTTGCTCAGCGCTTTGTTGATTTTCTCCATGAGTTCTTTCATGTTCGTCTAAATAATTCCGACCTTGCTTATCCGCATTAACAAGAGCGGCTATAGTTTCCCCCGGTGGTTGGTTTTGAGGGGGTACATCAACAACAACAGTACCTCCTGTTGGATCTACAGCATTGTTTACATCTTCTACTGCTTGTCTTCCATTTTTAAGATCCTCTTGTATACTATCTTCGTTTTGTTTTTGTTCTTCGGCTTTTATTTCTTGAGCCTTCTTCCATTTTTGTTTATCACTAAGGTCTTCCCCCTTAATTGCTTCTTCTACTTTAGCTTTTGTTTCATTATCTACCAAGACCTCATAATAATTTTCATCTTTTAACAGACGTTCGTGAGCCTCAACCAAGGTTATTCCCTCTTCAGCAGCATAATTAGCTAATTGGGAAATTAAATAAACATGAGCTTTAACTCTTTGTATTGCTGACCTACCTTCAGGCGTGGTTGCGTATTTTGCAATACTGCGTTCATTACTTCCCAAATCATCTGCTACAGCTAGCATCAAATCTGTCGGGGTTCCGTATGTTTTTCCCTTCATAACTGCTTTAAGTCTTTGTAAAGATCTTTTTAGTATTTCCATTCTTCTTTGAGGAGGTACACCATATTCATCAAATAAGGTTTCAAGCATTAATACAGGATGTTCCAATAGTCCTGTTGCTGGATCAGGTTCTCCAAATATAGTAATTCCTTGCTCGTTTCCCAGCAGTGTATCTAAGTCTCCACCCAGTTCTTCTAATATTTCCATATGAGTTAACCATGCTTCGGCATAGTTTGGATCAGAAAACTTAGCGGATTTCTTTAAGGTTTTCTTAGCAAAAGTGACAAAGGCTCCATAATCTTCTCTGCCTCTTCCTCCTAACATACCTCCTTGTCCTCCTAACCAACGTGGAGATGCCCAGTTTACTCCAAAGCCTACCCCTTGCCCAGCTATACCAACTCCTCTATAAATACGCCCTATTCCAGGATTAATAAATGGTGAAAGAGCCCCTTCAAAAACTGTTTCCCAACCCACTCTTGTCCAATCAAATTCTTTTTGATATCTTAAGTGTACTCTTCTGTGTTGATTACTTACTTCTGCGGCAAACCCTGTTAGTAAACCTTCTCCAATATTACCCGGAATATTTCTCCACGTTCTTCCCCAAAAGCCTGCGTCCTTATAGGTATTCTTCCATAAAAATTTCCGAAGTAGATGTGGACCTATGGTTTCAGGTAAATAGTTTTGTGCAGATCTAGTCCATCGTGTCAATCTAAAAGCTCTTCTAGCAGTTTTAATACTTCTAACACCGTGCCATGCAGCAGAACCAATTAAACTAGTGCCTCCGGTAAGTACACCTAAAGCCAGAGATATTCCTGTAGAAGAAGCCAAATCCGGATCGTTTATAATCCCATTTACTATTAATGTCTTAGTCCAGTTAGCCGCCCAAGGAACAACAGAAGTATTTTCATTATAGTGTTGAATAGACTGAGATATTTGTATCTTATGTGCTGCGTTTGAAAGTCTATAAAAGAAATCTATGGGATTCTTAGCTTCTTCAATAATACTTAATAATTGTCTTTTGTCCCTAAATAATGTAATATAATTTCCATATCTCCTAGGGTCTCGTTCTTCAAATATATCCAAAGCTTCTTCTGGAGACCAGCCATCTGGAGGATCCATATTTAGTAAATCTGTAATATCGATCCCTATCATACTCCCAGTTAATTGATCCTTAACATTCCAACCAGATAAGGCAACACCTTCTTGGATAATGCCCTCTGTATCTGGGTCTATATCTAAAATACTTCCAGAGTAATCTGTACCAGCGTATAAGGATTGAATATTTCTAGCTACATATCGAACATGATTAGAGTTATCAGCCAAGTATCCTTGGGTATAGTCTTCTGCCATTGAATCATCAGTAGCAACTGAATGATCTAAAAGACCCCTATAGGCTTCTTGTTTATTATTAATATCAAACCACATAGCTCCCGAGGCAGCGATATCTCTATCCCACTCGCCTCTCATAGGTAAATCAAAGTAGTTCTGTCTTTGTTTTTGTCGTTCTTCATCCCAATATCTTTGGAGAGTAAGCTCTGTAGGTTGAAACTCTATTGGATTATCATACCACTGTTGCGTCATTTATTTCTCTCCCAAATAGTCTGAACCGATAAAATTATCTCTGTCCTTAAGAATAGCTTCTGGATCATTTTGATGTTTCTTGGATTTAATTCTAAACTGGAGCCAAGGTACATACCTTCCATTTAACTCTATTCTTATTGGCTGCCCATTAGTTGGTAACGGAGTTACGTCTAATCGTATGGGTTTATCCGCGCCCCCATAAATGTGTAGAGGTTGGCCGGGATCATGACCCCAACCACTATGGTATTTCTCCAAAATACGTTTTTCTAATCTCTTCTCAATTGCTGGCAGGACTGGCATTCCCATCTCTCCTCTAGTAAATCCCAATGGAAGCGGAACAGGTCTTCCATCTATCAGTTCACCAGCATTTTCTGGAGTCAAACGGTAAATTGTTTCTAATACTAAGTCTCTTATTTTTAGGTCCATCTTTGGATCAAGGCTCCCGCGGAGGGGTGGTAACGCACCTGTCATAGCATAATGCATAGTTTTATGTGCTATGTCGAAGTCTAGTGGGATATCATCACGTTCTTCAACAATCCTTTCTCTTATAAATGCATGCTTTCTTGCACTCATTATAACTGTCTTTACTACAGCCTCTACGTCAAGATCCTTAAGAGCTTCGTGAGTTAAATCAAAATGACCAAGAACTATCTCCCCTACTTGCTTATAAGTAAGTTCTGGAAGTTTCCCTTGCCATTGACGGGGTGTTGTAAAACCAACTCCTGTAGCGAATTCACCTCTGGGCGGAGGGGTCGGAATAGTTAAAGAACGAACCGACGCATTCCAATAATTTTCTTCGTTTAAGATATAAGGTAAAAGTCCTCCTGCCTCATCAACTGATTCCTGTTCGAGCTGAGGCAGTTTGTCTATTACATCGTGTATACCAGCCGGAGCTGTTATGCGAGTACCATAATATACTCCTTCATGCATTGGTTTCCTACCTGTACTTGTATTATGAATATCATAAATGAGATCTCGAAATTCGTTTATATTCCACGGATTCTCACTTTTTGTTGTAATAGGTCCTGCTAGGACTGTCTTAGCTATAAGTCCTAAAGGTAGTTCATCACTGGAACCTCTTTCAAATAATAATTTCGCCGCTAGGTTTTGGTATACTCCAGCTTCTAGTATAAATGTATCATTTGAGTCGTAAATCTCCTTATATAGTCCTCCATCTATAATAGCACCTCTAGATAAAGTTCTTTCATATGCATCCCGCCAACCTTCCACATCTCCACTATTAGGAAAAGACCACCTAAGGACCTTCCCAAAGTGCGATCTTAATACATCTGCTTGTGTTATGTTACCCGTACCTGTTATAGTAGTATTCATCACACGTAGCAAACTTCCAGTATCTTTAGCACTATATAATTCTCTTAGATATATAGCTGGTTTGCTCTTGGCTGGTAGAACCGAAGTTTCTGGTTGGCCTCTACTTGCAACAAGAATACTAATAGCTCGCTGTCCCGTTACCTTCAGACTTGCGAAAGCTGCCTGAATTTCTTCTGGAGTTGTTACACTAACAAAGTTTGTAATACCAATTGCATTGTTTAGATTTATTAATAAACGAGTGGATGTAAAGTAATCACCTTGAATATCCAATACCCCCTTAAGATTATTCATACTTGTTCTTCCTCTCGCGTCTTTTATTAAGTGTTCAAGTAGTGCTAATGTATTGATTATCTCTTCACCCGTCTGCATATCTGTCTCAGTAGGATTCTGTGCTGTTATCCTATCTACAAAATCTACATTTAGTGCATCTATATTTTCTCTTACATATTCTTGAATCTGTGCTACTATTGGGTGATTAATTAGTCCGCTGTCGCTTTTATGATTTTGTTGAATATCTACAACTGTCTTAATAACCGCTATTTTTTGGACATGGCTCAAACTTGTCATGTCTATTTGCATCGTTTCTCCGGGCTGACGAGATTCGATAGGAAAGTCCAGTAATCCCGGTATATCTCTTGGTTGGCCTTCTTCACCCAGTAATACTTCCATGTGTTTTGTATAAATACCAGATCGGCGTGCTGCTGCTATGTTTTCAGCTTGTATGGCCTTTGGATTTCCATTTGCAAGGTGTCGCTGATGAACATCCGAACCGAACATAATATGTATTAGACTCTGGTTTGGGTCTGAAACAGTAGTTGTTTCTTCTTTCAAAGCGTCTAATTGATTTATTAGTGTTATTTCTTCGTCGAGCATCTTTGCTGGTTCTGTTTCTGGAATAAGGTGTTTGTTCTCTTTATATACTTGTGCTCTAATATCTTGCAATTGTTTGACTCGCCTTTTGTGCAGGTACGGATCATATGAAACATTGCCTTCCTCATCAACTACTTTACCTATATTGAAAGGTCGAGTTCTTCTTGATATTCCGGCCATGAAGACACCTATACCCTCTCTACTACTTAAGTATGTGTCTTCTAATTTTGGATATGCTAGTAACAACTCAGGCATCTGGTCTTTTATGTTTGCTAGGATACCTGCTTGAGTTGCTTGATCATATGTTCTTTGTCCCCATTCATCTCTATCGGCAGACTTTAGGTAATACATAGCTTCCTTGGTAGTTAATTCTTCCCTTCTTTTTAAGAATGAGATCAGTTCCGGAGCAAGGTTACCTAGAACATTATGATTAACTTCACTACTTAAGTCCTCCCAAGGCCATCTAATATTGTCTACTATCGTCAGATCTTTTCTAGATGATATTTGTGTTAGAGCACTCTCTATTTCACCAGCCAATTCATGAGGTTGAATATCTTCTCTCAACATTTCTGAAAGATGTTTTGATAAAAGATATTCGATAACATATTGTTTTATACTAAGATCGTCCATAGATTTCCATTTACCAAACGTATCATTCCAAGCATCCCTTCCCTGCATATGTACTTTTTGTAACTCTTCGGGAGTCCAATCCTTATCGCTAGCAAGTATGGCCGGAGAAGCAAGAAGAGTACTCCATCTTTCCTCTGAGGATATATCATCACTTAAAACATTAATCCCTGTGCGTTCTTCTAATGTTTTCGCAAAAGTTTCCATATTAATGCCTAGTTGAGGATTGGCTGGATTTAATTGCTTCCAAATTTCAGTAAGCCCTATTGCGGTTTTAGGAGTCATGTTCTCTGAATGTTGAGCAGCAAAGGTTAAAAACTTCACTACATCTAACACACCTCCTTCTTGAGTTGAGGTATGGTGAAGAAGAGACCAAAGTACTTCTCTTGTAGCTACATCTAATTCGTTTTCATCTTGCCAACCTTGTTTTAAAGCTAAAACACTCTTTACTACTTGCCATTGTGCCTGAGCAGCAAAGTGTCCCGGTATAGTTTTTTCAAAATATTGAAGTGTTTGTTCTCCATAACCTACTTCTTTAAAACCAGCTTCCATTGTAGGCCAGTCCATATCACTGAGCGATGCCTGCATTAGTCTAGCTCTTTGTTCTTCTGTTAAAGATGCCTCACTCCCTAACTCTGCGGCAGTTTGGTCTATTTCTTTTATAACTGCAAGACCCGGATTTAAAGCCTCAGCATCATTTGGATGATAAGAAATTTTTGTTAGTCCAGTTAATGGATCAATTAGATCCGGATTTACCTCACCGGAACTTATTGATCTGTTACTTACTTCTGCGGCAAACCCTGTTAGTAAACCTTTATTTGCTTCATCATCTCTTGTTGCTTCAGCTAAACCAGCATTATTTTGTAATAAATGCGGATGTAGGCCTCGATAGTTTGGTATAGCTTTTTTAATAGCCTGAAAATATTGTACCTTTTCATCAGGTGAATAGATATTCAATAACTGCTCTACCATTTCACCGACCTGTTGGCGAGACTGGCTAGGAAGATTTCGGGATATACCATATTGTTCTTCCTGTTGTTTATCATCCCATCTTTGATAAGCCCTGAAATCCTTAAGCAGTGGTCCATCTTCGGGATAGTCGAAGAAGTATTGAGCTTGCTGGTGACTAATTGGTATTGATGTACTCATCAGAAGGGGCTCCTTAATTCAGTATCTGGCATCGTATTCCGATTCATCTTCCCGTCGCTTTTCTTCTTCGGCTTCTCTCCTCATTCTTTCTATCTCGTCCGCAGCCTCCCTGTCGCGAAGGGTATTTTCTGCTATGAGCGCAGCTGCTGCCTCTCTTTCCTTATCTTCTCTCGCTTTTATCCAAGCATCCCTCATACTCACCCAGGCTTTTTGCCACCAACTTTCTTCCCTGCGCCCAGCAGATTGGGTCAATAGTTTCATCTCCATATTTATTTTCTTCCTCCGCATTTCCTCTGTATACTGTCTTTCTTTATATGCAATTTCTCTCATTCTTAAATTAGCCTTATCTTTTTTTATATAAGCTTCTAATCTAAGTTTTTTCTGAGAAACCTCAAATAAAGTTTCGATCATTTTTGTTCCTACCCTAAGTGTATTCTGTAGTGTTCTATAATAGTAATCTATATTTGCAGTATTAATTTTATATACCCCAAAATCTATTGGCTGTTCTTTAAGCCCTGCAAAAACAGGTTCGGGGACTAGAGGTTGTGGAGGAGTTATCTCTGATTCTGGGAAAGTTATATCTGATTCAGCCATTGTTCATTAACCTTTCTGTTCGAGATAAAATATCTAGGAAATAGGATTTAAAGTCTCGGATACTATCTAAGGCAGAAGTACTTTTCTTCTCTGTTACTAATTGTGTAATAGCTTTATAAGTCAGTTCACCACTATTCCGTTGAGTCATAGTGTAGTCTCTGATAGCATTCATTTGAAACTCCCTAGGTAGTTGTCCAACATTTTCAAATATATATTTTTGTGTTTCTTTCTTTTCTTTTAAAGCAATCTGTTGAGATCGTTCGTGTTCTTTTGTAACCTTCTCTTTTACTAGAGGCTTAATATCTCTATTCTCAATAAGTAGTTGTCGGATATCATCGGTAGTATTATTAGGTAAATTACCTAAGGGGACAACAGCACCGTTTAAAGAAATGGAGAAGTTACCATTATGTACTTTAATATCATCCCCATGACCACCCCTTATTCCTTTAAGATAGTCTTCAGTATGAGCAGAACTAGTTTTATCTGGGTCTAAACCAACAAAATCCTTCTCTATTAAACCATGTAGATAAGTAAGAAATTGTACAATTCTAGATGTTTCCTCATACTGTCCGTCTAATCTACTCTTTTCTAAGTTTAGGTTTTCAAAGAAATCTAATTCTGTCCACGCATAGTTTGGTAGAGTGCTAGCAAGATCTTTCATCTTCCACTCTCGTTCTTGAGCGGTATCTAAACTAGCAATTTCTGCGGTTATTTTGGTTAGTATTTTATTTCTGGCAGCTTGTGGTCCTTGAGGATCTATCTTCTCCAGCGTTTCATAATAGTAATCTTTATTATCTGGTTGTATATCCCAAGAATCTCCTATTTTCTTATCCCAAAGATCTTTAAAAGTTTTTGGATCTAGGTCTTTATTGGTTTCAAAGAAGTCTTCTGAGGCAGTAATAAAAGATTTAGCATGTTCTGTATTAGCAATCTCAAGATTATCTTGTTTCGGAGATACTCCTGCTATACTACCTAAGATATCCATTTGATGCTTTGCCATTTATAACTCCTTATCCGGGTTGGTATGGCATGGGTCCCACGCGTCCACCCATTTGCCATGCAAGATTTTGGGTTGCACCAGCACTTGCTTGTGTTGCGGCTGTTTGTGCTTGTGATTGGGCCGCTCCCATATAAGCTGAAGCTCCAGCCATTGCTCCAGAAACCAATCCAGTAGTCAGAGCAGTTGACATTATACTCGAATCCGATTGCTGAATCAGCTGGCCCGGCATAAATTTAATTTGATCATTATAACCGAAATCTCTTTTTGCTAAAAGAGCTTGTTGCTTTCTCTCTGCCGTAAGAAGTGCATTACCTCTGGCTACTCTTTGAGAAATCATACCTTTTTGACCCGATTCTATAGAACTTCTCATTAAAGCTCTTGTAGTTCCACTATTTAGTTTTATATTCCGGCTTGTAAAAACAGATCGAATTTGAGAGTGGGCTTTAGAGAAATCTCTTGAGAATTGTCCACTAGAATTCTTAAAATTATAATCGATCCAAAACTCTTCCTCAGCCCTAGCCTTATTGGCTGCCTTAGCTAGGTTTCTATTAGCCATCCATTTAGCAGCATTTGTTTTAGCAATTTGACGATTCTTAATCTGATTCTGCATCTTTCGATTGAACTCTTGTTCCTCGAATTGGAGTCGCTGTATAGCATTTTGTGCTACTTGTTGCTGTCCTTGCTGCATCGAACCGAATAAGGCAGAACCAGCTGCCATAGCTCCCATTGCAATTGCTACACCCATTCTAAGCTCCTTATACAGCTCCTGAGAGCTTCTCTATGTTTCCGAGTACTGGAGTACCCTGATAATTCAAAGCTCTCTCAGAGGATCCTACGGCCTCTGGTAGTCCACTTGTTATTCTTCTGTCTTTGGGGTTCCCCTAAGATAGCTCCTGAGACTTGGTTACTAAACAGTCTCATACGACGATCATCGTTTAACCACGTTTTAACTATAGCTTGCCTCTCTGACTCCTTATTACGTCGAATAAGAACATCAACGTCTGTTGACAGCATATCCTCCCAATGGGAAACGGTAGCAGCCAAGACATCCACACGGTCATCCTTCGGCAGGGCTCCTCGTTTATCGAAGATCCTAGTAATCTGCTTCTGATTCTCCTCTTGACACACAGCCCTACGATCCATCACAAGGCGATGAGAAGCCATGACAGGTTCTAGGGCATCGATGCATCTCCTCTCCTTCATGGCCTTGACTCGGTATTCCTCAACAGCCACATGGCCACAGATCTCCATAACCACAGGTAACAGGAGTTGGCAATACATAGCATCACCAAAGTTAGACTCAACCCGGATCTGCTTGACATTGTAATCGTGAGCAAGTCTTCCGATCTTCTTTAGGACACCCTTCTCATAACCACCGGGATATCCTAGAAGTTCATGAATGAAGATATACCCATTAGCGAAGGATGCCACACAGACAGCAGTTTCATCCTCCCCTCTGCCACTGGGATCTACATACATCACCCTCTGGGCATAGTCAGTATAATTATCTGATATCCACATTGGTTCATATACTAAGTCACCCGACAAACCAAATGCAGGAATACCCTTCATTGGCTTTGAGTTAGCCCAGACAATCTTCTCCGGACATGTGTCTGGATGGACATCAATAACAATCAGATCAGATAACCTAAGAGGATACTTCTCGAAGTCAGCCAAACTGGTATCGAGTTTATAATGCAGAGCAAATAACTTGGGTCCGATCTTAGCCATTCGTTCTAAAAGAATTTCATCTGGAAATCTTTCCGGTTGAGTAGCCTCTCCGGGTTCAAGGTGTAGACCTAAGATCCACTCATCAACGTCTTCTATTTCTGCAAAGGTATTCTTGTCCGGCATAACAGCCGGGAACTTAGTGACTTTATACCCCGACTTTAGGTGATTATATATAGAATCTTTAATCTGTGGTGTACCTAAAAAGATAACCCTGCCACCTACGTTACGAATTTGTTCAAACTCTGCTACCTTGTTAAGAAGTTTCTCTCGTGCATTAGCAGTCTCACAGTTACCCTCGATCTCTACATCATCTGCTATAACATAATCAGCATGAGAACCAGTTATCTGAGAACTGATACCTCGTGCAAAGCATGACTTGTCCTGTCCTATCTTAGTTCTTGCTTCGACATTAAATGCAAAGGCATTATCTGTAGTATGATCTCCCGGTTTCAGGTGTTCACAATAAGGGACTAGATCTAAGATCTTACGAGTCATGGAAATGAACTCGGTAGCCTTGTTACCCGTAGCTGATACAACCATGATGGTAGAATTAGAATCTAATAGAAGAAACCAAGAAGCTAGGCAAGCTGTGATTACACTTTTACCAAAACCTCTACCTGCTTGTAATTGCATATCATCTGCATAATTCTGTAACCGTTCTGCCATAGCATACTGTGTAGGAGTTGGCTCACCAAGTCCTAAGTACTTAAAACATGCCCAAAGATGGTTCCGGAAATCTTCGAGCATCTCTTTTGGAATTTTAGTCATTTCTTACCCCTGTTACGGCCTCGGTTCTTACTAGGAGATTCCATGGTAGTACCACCACTCTTTCTATGGGAGACATCCTTGCCACCCTTGCCTACTATATCTTTGTCCCTACGCTTCTGTTGTAGCTTAGCTCGGTACTTCTTACGAGTAGGAGTAGAATGATAAGCAGTATCATACGTAGCTTTCTTAGCCTTAGACTTGGGATTCTTTCGGTAATTCTGAGCTGACTTCTTTACCTTCTTCATAGGCTTACGAGCCATCAGTACTTCTTCTTCTTTTTTCCAGTCTTCTTAGCATACTTTTTGGCTGCCGCCTTCCCCTTTTTAGTATAAGGGAACTTCTTCTTTCCTACTTTAGGCATTTTATTTCTCCTATGTTACAACTAGACTGGTAATTCTACCACCAAAGGCGGCAATACTTAAGGTCCCCGCGGCACTTGTTCTATTGGTAAAGACAATAGCTCCACTCGTTGCAGCCTTTGTACATTGCCAGCCTGCATCGTCATCTGTAATGGATATAGTTAAGCCATTATTGTGAACTACCCCATCACCTATGGAAGCAAGTGCTTGTTTATATGAGAACGCCATTAAGGCACTACTTCCGTCAACAGCATCTGATACTAATAACATTATTGATTTGGGTGATCCAACTAATCCATCGGAGAATGTCACTGTAGCTGTAGCATTATCCAACAAAACAATACTACCGGGATCTCCCGTGTACCCTACATTACTTTTATTATCCGTAGCAAATGTCTTAGGAGTTTCTCGTAATCCAAGAGGAGTCAGGACAGAAATATCTCCCCCAATGTCAGTGCTGTAAGTGTCTGTTCCATAGTCATATAAAGCCGAGCCTGTCTTCTCAGTAATCAAAGGAGTTTCATACTCAGCATTCATCACCGTCCGTACACCACCTACATCCTTAATCCAATCAACATCTCCGCTTGAGATAATAGTTAAATCCTTAACACGCGGTCCTATCAAAATCTTATTGTGCTTGTCCTGTGACCCAACTCCATGAATTCTTATAGTCCCATTTGATACAACTGGATCTGTATCTGCTGTACCGCCGAAATCACTAAGAGCTGTGGTGGGGTCTGCTATAACTACTCGACCGTTAGCACTAGTTAAATCTACAGACATACCAGAGCTTACAAATCCGTTGTAAGCATTAGGATTATTCGCGTTGTAGCTGGATGTTATAACTACAGAATCCATTCCTCCAGTACCATTCCATCTGGGATGTACTTGTACACTGACACCTCTTACATTGAGGTGGCAGCAGCTATCAAGAAATAAACCCGTCTTACCTGTAAAAAAAGCATTGCAATTTTCAATCCATAGGCCTCTTAGTCCACTAGACTGTTCGCTTCCGTCTGCGTGCATGCAATAATCCCAATAACCATACCACCATGTACTAGGGTCCGTACTGCTTTCGTCGCCAGTTATGGGAGTCACACCATCCGCCTCATACCTCCGTCCGGATGTTACCACAACTCCGCTGAATCTATGGTCTGCAACTTGACCCCCAGTAGCACCATCGCCGTATAAAGCAATAGCAGCTCCAGCATTTTGTTCTAGTGTATGATGTTGTATACTGATATCAAACATATCACTGCCACCACTTCCGGGGGCAAACCTAATGAAACCCTCAGTAGCTCCGCCCGTATTACTGAAAGCCTTAGTAAAAGTTGTACCAGTAGGAGATCCTTGTAGGGCTAATCTTGTAGTAATAGCGTTTGGCTTGCTTTTGAATTTATAATGACCCGCAGGGAAGTAAACTGTAGGGCGAGTTCCTACTCCATCTTTATCGGGTACTTGGTAATCAGCTACCGCCGCCAACATAGCATTCCACGAAGGAGTAAAATCCACATCTTCGTCAACATCGGTGAAACCAAAGTCTCTGATATCTACCCATCCAGAACCCAAACCAAATCTGTCTTCTAGAGTTCTCTCGGTTGTACTTCCAGTAGATATTATCCCTGCCTTATCTAGTCTTGTTACCATTATACTTGTCTCCTAAAAGGTATAGAATCAGTCATCTTCTCAAGGTGATCTAAAGCTTCGCTTGGTAATCCATCTAGAGCTTCTCTATTATCATTAACATATCCTCTAATAATCTGATAGAGACCCGGAGTACACTTGCTCTCATCATCAAGATCAGCTAAGAGACTATCGGCTAATCGCTCGTTTAATAGGGTAATTTTATCAGTCATACCTTTAGTTTCTCCTATGCGTCTCTATAAAGAAGTTTGTAAGTAGTTCCGTGAATATTTCGTTTAATATGTTTACTTTGTTATTCATACCTCTGCTATAATCCCATGGG